AACCGCTTGTCAGGGAAGTAACATTGCATCGTGTCCGGCCTAACGAATGTCCGTCCATCGGGAAATATATCTGCTCGTCTAATACATCCTTAAAATCGTTCTGCACATCAGCATCGGTTGCTACATAGTTAGGGATATAAAGAGCATAGGCAATATCGAACCCTCGTGCCGTGCCGTTGTATGCCCTTATCTGCATCTTGTTGAACGTGCTTGATTTGACATTACTTACGTCGTTCCATGCCGTAGAGTCTTGCGTTTTGTTCATCCACAAGCTCGACCCTGCTGTCGTTCCGGTCGTCAGGTCATAGGCAAAATCAATAGTTATCCATTGGTTGATATTTCGTTGTGCTGCTCCATTATCATACTGCGCTGACTGCATAGTCCGTGCATTTCCGCCGTCTTCCCATAGCACCCTAAACCTGTCAATGCCAGCCTGATAAGTAATTCTAAACTCTTGAGTATCGGAAACGTACCAGCTTAGTACATACTGATCTTGAGCAACATCAAACACGAATTGCGGTTTACATTTTATCCGTATCGTTCCGGTATCTGCAAGCTCAACAAGATGCTCTGAATACCCACCGCTCAGATAATGCGAACCGGGAACGCTGTGCCGCTTTAGGATAGCATCGTCAGTGTAACAAAACTCAGTATTTGCCGCAGTTGATGCAATGATAACACGAACTAACACGCCAGTTGCCGTTGACGGTATCGTAGCCGATACGCTCAACTTCTCCCATACGTTTTGAGTCGTTGCCGTACTACTCGCGCCAGTCCATGACGCGCTATCATAATAGGCAAACTGAATAGATACTTCTGCCGCATCAGGCCCACCGGCTGAAGGAACGTAAACCCACTGCGAAAACTCTACCGTCTCACCGGGTACAATTCCATGCATATCAGTTGAATTTGAGTTGTCCTGATAAAGTGCAACCCCTGCCGTCCCGATCGCAACCGCTTTGGTAAGCAGAAACGAATACTCACCCCCGTGCTTAACAACCGAGCTTCTCGCCCATGTTACATTACTCACCGTTCCGGTTTCGCCGAGTATTCCAGGCGCTGTTGCGCTCTCACAATTGGCACGGTCTACGATATTGTCCTCTCGGCCTAGCGTGAAAGTCGGCGAACCTGATCCAACATCAGGATAGTCTATTTGCCTGAAGTCCAGGCATACCCGCGTTTCAACATCGGCGTTGCTGCCTGTCTCTAAGTTCGTGCGCCACGCTTGAGGTATTGAAGTTATGCTCATGGTGCGCCGCTTGTATCAGCCATAACCTTATAGGCGATATCCTCAAAGGCACGTTCACCGGCAACAGGCCCGTTGAAGTTTATTTGATTCACAATGCCACCAGCTACAGAAGCACCTACCGCCGCCGCTCCATAGTTAAAACCACTAACAAGATTGCCGCCAGCAAATGCCGCAACAGATTGAACCGCCCATAACTTAGCATACATTTGAAGTACCCCGACAATACCGCTCTTGGTTGCATTAAGAACACCGCGCCAGCCTTCCTCTGCACCGCCTACCATTGCGCCGAACGCATCAGCTACACCAAGAATCGCATCGGCATATCCCATATATATGTCTTTTGTTTTCTGTAGTTGCTCTTGTTGTGCTGCTTCTTGCTCAGCCATCTCTGCATTTACTTTTTTTAACTTCTCCATTGCTACCCATGCCAACAGAGCATCTTCCCCCATAGTTTCAATCGAAGCATTAGTCAGGTCAAGCGATTCTACCACCTTCTCGCTTTCAAAGGTGATTCCCTGCAATGCAATTATTAAATCGCCAAAAATCATTTTCTGTTCGGGTGTTTTATTTCCCATATCGCGCATAGCACGAAGTTGCTCAATAAGAAGTTCTATCTTTGCCTGTGTCGTCTGAGGAAAGAATTCATCCCATGCATCATTGACAAATCCGACTTGATCTGCAAACAAGGAAGCCTCTGATGCCGCCGTCTTTTCAGCTATTGAAAGCTCTCCAAGCGCACGCTCGTTCATTTGCAGGTTCGTTGATGTCTGTACTAATAAAGCCAGCTCTTCTTTCAATCCCCTCACATACTTAGGGAACAACCACTCAAGACCCTTGTAGTAATCTAACTTTGCATTGATTGCCTCAATCCTTCGCTGTACTTCCTCAAGTTGTTTTCCTTCCGTATCAAAATCTTCAAAGGCTTCTTTTAGCAGTAAGGCTTTCCTTCTACCCTCTGCCATCCCTTCTATGATTTTAGTAAGCCATTCTCGAACCGGCTGAAGCCCCTTTGACGCTAACTCACCACCGGCCTCTTTCAAATCGCTCCATGCATTCTTTAGCTTTACACTTGCACCATAGGCCGTTTCGCCTATTGCAACCGCAACGCCTTGGAATTTTTCCTCAAGGCCAACAACCAACGCGCTGAGTTTTTCAGACGCATCACCGGACATGTCAATCTCAACGCCGTATCGCGTCAAGGCGTTGGTTGTGCTTCCAATCGTCTTACCTATCAACGAAGCCGCTGTCTGAAGGTCAACGCCCATTGCCACAGAGAAGTCGAGCATACTTGGAATGACTTTCTTTAATCCTTCTTCGTCGAGGTTTGCCAATTGTTGAAGTAGTGCAGATGCTGAGATAATTTGTTCATCGCCGAATGTGGTTGCTTTTTGTAATGCAGAAGCATATGAGAAAATGTTTTCAGCGGATATCTCGGCCTGTCTACCGGTTGCCATCAATGCGGCTGTGAATTTCCGCTCGGCAGTCTCTTGAACGAAGAACGCTTGTTCCATTGCCTTTACGGATTGATATACTTTGCGTAATACAACAACCGCCGCCGTTAGTCCCGCTGCCCACTTCGCCATCCCTGCAACGGCCTTCTTAGTATCAGCTACAATGTTTACGTATACTTCATCTCTGGTTGATGCCATCGTTTTCCTTCTTCTTAAACTCCAGCTCTAACAGTTCAGTAATTTGTATCCATATATGCGGTTGATCGAAACTTCCACCAGCTTCCCATAAGCCAAACAGCTTCCACCGTTGCCAGATGTTGCACAACGGACCGTACTTATTAACAAGTACCGCCGGACATTCTCGCGTGTATTCGCCATCGGCTATTTGCCATGGTAATCTCGACCTCCCGGTACACTTACCGAATCGCTTCTCACAAAGGTCATCCGCATCACTACCGCCCAACGCAAAGCGAAAGGCGGCTATGAGTTTTTTGAGTCTTGCTCCGGTAAAATATTACCCGTTTGTATCTCAACCCATAGATCGGTGAATAAAGTATAAAGCCCGGGCGTATCGAGTAAATCCGCAGCAGTCTTTATTTCCACACCGTTTACCTTGAAGCCTGTCAGTTCCACAAGCCCGCATTCAAGAATCTTTTCCTCGTTTACTTCCGGACCGCTCGAGCGAATCTTGATACACTGATTCATCTCCCTGGTGGTCAATTGCCTGAGCTTCGCCTTGCCCGGTGTTTCTTTCTTATCGTTACCCTGGAAAGTCGGAATGTATTCCCATTCTAATGCGCCGAGTTTGAAATCGTTTTCTTCACTCATAATCTACCCCTTATGTATAAGACAGTGTGCCGCGCCCCGTAAATGTGGCGGTGAACTTATCAGGCGAGCCGACCGACTTGGTAATCGTTGCCGCAGTAATCAGTGCACTCCCTGCATAATTGCTAGTTGCACCGCCCCATGCTGCAATCGAAGTCAATAGCGCATCGCCGGTAGTGTACGCCGTTATCAACGCGGTTTGCGCCGTATCGTCCGGGTCATAGTTACATGTGATGCTCATTGTCCAGCTTTTGCCAAGCTCGGTATTCTCGGCCCATGTCACCCCGATGGGAGTTGTGTCAGCAACGTTTACAGTTACGTTTACGCTGAAGTCCACAATCTCATTTAATGCGGAAGCCTCTACTTTGAAACTCCCTGCCGTGTGTTTGTAAATAGCCATTTCTCAGCCTCCGTTTGCTGAATCGTATGTATACGTTATTCGTATCGTATAATCGAAAATTGAAAAATCTGGTATATTCCCTTCGTCTGTTTCTACCCTTTGCGGCTCGGCATACAGTATCAACGCTTTCAAATCAGCATCATTCAATAGTGCCTTCTCAACATCCCGCAAAAGATTAGTCCTTTTCAGTCTCGTTACATTTTGCTTATCATACACAACGGCAGTTATTAGAATATCCAACTCCGCTTGTATGTCATTCTCAGACTGTTCAGCAAGTGCGAACCATTGCCGATCCTCATTCGTGTCGATTGGGAATAACGCCGGCAGATGCTTTGGTGGTATCTGGTCATAGCTCATTACCTGCTCGCTCACCAAAGCAACATCAGTCTGGTATCCGCTGGCAGTTGTGATGCCATTAAGTGCTGCGATAACCGCGTCCATTATTTGATGTCTGACACTATCGGCCACGTTTGTAGGCTCCTATATATTCATCCGAAATAAGTTGTAACGTGCGCTTCCTCTGTGTCTGTACCGATGGCCTTAAGAACGGCCGCTCCGGTAAGTTGCGCTTTCTTGAGCCGTACTCATGCGCCCTACCGTATGAAACATTTGTTCCAACTTGCGCCCTTACTTGTCCGGGCTTTACGTTTATCCTAATCGCATCAGCCCTTGAAAGACTTCGTTTCAACGTGCCTGTCGGTGCTGCTAACGTCGAGCCCATAAATCCGCCACCCCTACCCTTCGCCATCTTCGGACCTGACAAGTGATGCGCTCGCGCCTCGCCGATAATCTCAACAGCCGCCTTTCGCAATCCGCGCTCGATAGCCTCCGGACTTTTGCGTGCCCACTTCTTCACCTTCCTCTCGTACTGCGCCGGGGTGTATCTCATAGAACCTTCATCTTTTTGTAGCCGTCTAAGATATGATGAAACCCCTCGCTTAACCCCGATTCCTTATATCCTGTCGTGCCGGTCAAGTCAGTACTTCGTGATGTAGCAATAAAGGACTTTGTCCGGTAGATGCTAAAAAGCCTCGCTACCTCTTCGATACACGCCTCTTGTAAGTCATACGGTACTGTTGAATATCCGCCGGTGTACTCCGCTTTTATCGTCTTGTAATCCGATGAGAAAGTAGTGCCCGTTAGCACTATCCGGCCGCTGTCCTCATACAGCACGAAGTCACCGCTTGCAATAATCGCGCCTGATGCAAACGTCCGGTCGCTATCCTGGTACAACGTCAATCCCGATGCCGGAGAATTATCAAGATACATCTCAATCCCACCGGCCGCATCGTAGTATTCAGTCTGGCTTCGAGCTTTTAGTTCACGTCCGCTTCCCTTATTGGCGTGCCAGCTTACCCGGTTGATAATCGTATTTAGGATGTTGTCAAACTCAGGGTCGTTAGTCAGCCCTTCAATTTCTGTTGATACCGTGAAGTCTGTATCACCATCTGCCGCTGCAGTAACCGTGCCTTCATCGTCATTCGTTATTCTTATGACAACTCCCGTCCTCACAGCCGTAAATCCAGTTATAAGATTTATAGCCACGTTCAACGCAGCCGCAACAGTCGAGGCCGATGCATTCGCTGTAATCGTAACCTTAATTCCTGTCCTGCCTGCTACCGCCGGATCCGCTGCGCTGATATAAAACCATACATAGTAATCCACGTTTATACTGGAGATAATGAAATATGTACCGTCCAGCGACGTTGCAACATCAGCCGCGCATGATACGTCAACAATCTGTGCATGACCGATAGCTACTCCAAGCGCCTCTTTGCAATCATCGAGCGATACGAGACTATTTGTCGTGTCCAGTGCCACCACTTCTCTCCATCTTGTCGTTGTAGCCCTTCTCTATCAGTCTCTTAAGTCCAGGCCACTTATCGGGATTAAGCCTATCGCCTTTTTTGAGATCAAAGGTTTGCCCTTGCCTCACTATGGTTATGTCCTTCGTTAGTGTTACCATATCCACCCCTTAATCGCGGGGGATGTCACCACCCCCCACTTGAATCTACTTGTTGAGCCAGGTCACTGCGATATAGTCCACACTGCCAGCCACCGCCGCATCGTTTGCATGCCATATTTTCATAGGCGTGCCCTTCGCGGTTGCTGCTACCAATGCGCCATCTGAATCCCTCGTAAAGTGCGTGCTCGCAGTTAGCGCCTCGATATACTGATGCCCGGTGTCCGAGTAAAGCCCGAAACCAAACATCTTATTACCTGCCGCTACACTGTCAGTCAAAGCATCACTTATCGAGAAATCATCATACGTGCCTGTTGCTACCGTTGTGAATTGATACGTGCCGTCATCCAACTCAACCGCGATATAGTCACTGCTGGCTAATGCGTTGTTGGTTGTCTGGAATTCGCCCGTGCCAATAAAGCCGGTCGTCGCGTTACTTGCTACCGCCGTGGTCAAAGTCGCTGAACCTAAACTCTGCATTGCGTATACACTCGTCGCTGTCGCTCCACATGAGAAGCCATAGCTCTTGATTGCAATGCGCTTGCCAGGTCGCGGACTAATATCCATTTCGATAGGAGTTGCCGCCGATTCCGTCTTATACCCTATTTGTTCAATCGCCTCTAAATAAGCCTGAGTAGCCATTTTTCTACCCCCTACTTATTTATGTATTCGACGGTTATCCAGTCGACGCTACCTGCAGCCGCCGCGTCGTTTGCGTGCCACGCTTTCATCGGATAGCCCTTTGCCGCGCCGTAGAAAATACCACCGTCCAGGTCTTCAGTATGCGAAGTCGAGGCCGTTAGGTAGTACCTGATATGTCCACCGGTTGCTTGTGAGTCCGAATATAACCCGAACCCCCACACCTTGTTGCCAGCCGCCACCGTATCGGTCAATGCCGCGCTGATACTGAAGTCGTCGTATGAACCGGTTGCTACCGTGGTGTACTGGTAAGTTCCATCATCAAGCTCGATTGCAATATAATCGCCCGTTGCAATCGCATTGTCTGAAGTCTGAAACTCAGCCGTGCCGATGAATCCTGTCGTTGCATTACTGGCTACCGCCGCCGTGGTTGTGGTTTCACCTAACGCCTGCATAAAAGTAACAGTCGTTGCGGTTGCGCCACATGTCATTCCAAAACTTCTAATGGCTACCCTCTTACCGTCAATCGGGTCTATATCAACATCAATCTGAGTCGATGCTGATTCGGTCTGGTAGCCGTAAGTTTTGATGTTCTCTAAGTAAACATTTGAACCCATTATAATCTCCTTTCTTCATGCGCCCAGTATTTCAGGGCGACGGACCGAAGCCCGCCGCATGAAGAGTTACGCACTTGTGGTCAATTTCACCCATGCCTCCGGGTGAAGGAGTACGAACGCTTGTCTCGTTCTGAATCGTAAAAACACTAATCCGAAAGCCATGGTGTCCTGTGTCTTGTCGAAAATCTCAAACTCAAACGGTATACGTTCACCGTTTATGATGTGCTTCGGATTGCCCAAGCCTACAAACGAAGTCGAGGCCGCTGAGGTCGATGTCATTGCGTCACTCGTCGAAACAGGGTATCCCTTGATTCGATACGGTGCACCCTCTGCAGGTGATCTAACCTTATAAGCGCCTACCGCATTTTTCTCGTTCTCAACAGTATCCCATGCGGTTACATGCAAGTAGTACTCAAGCCCACCACGCAGATTGTCGGTTGCCAACTCCTTCACCATGTTGCTCATGTAATCAACGCTGAGGGAATCAAAGTCATTCTCTGTCATCGTCAATTCAAGAGTGCTGGTATCAGCTAAGGCACCGTAAGTCGAATCTACTAAGCAAAGGTCATCGAATTTCTTTCCCCATGCTTCTGCGAACATATCACGGATGTACCCGCCGATCTCTACGAGCGAATCTTCTCTGAACTCCTCGGTAATACCGAGCCATGATGCATACGTGCAAGTGGTGAGCGTCTTACGAGCAAGCGTGAAGCTATCCTCTGTCTTTGCTGTTACCTGATTGGTGACCTTCGTCCAGGTCATTTCATCAGTGGTCACCGGCCAATAGCTTGTGATACCAGGCACCTTTACCCGCGTAACCTTTGGCATCATAGTACTTGCAAGCAATGCAACCCTCGATATCTCATTTCGATATTCAACCGGGATTACATACGAGCCATAAAAAGAACCCGCTGCATTGTCACCGGTTAACGGTGTAACTGTTGCCGCTGTATCAGCCGCCTTTTCCATTACCCCGGCGTCTCCGTCGGATAGCTCTTTTATCTGTGGTTCATCACCGACGTGCGATACTCCCAACGCTCCCAACTTCACAAGCATCTTCTGTGCTACTGCTGAGTTTTGGTTACGGTGCTTCTCGTTTATCGCCTGTACACATTGCGCGCCTTTATAGCACGCGGATTCGGGCGTGTCCTGTTCTTTCCAATCGCCCTTGGCTTTCTCGAAAATCAACACTTCACTGAATTTCTTGTCGAGCACATCCAACTTGCCATCAAGCTCGGCTACCTTCTCCTCGGTAACCGGTGGATTTTCAGGCTCTGCTTCGTTCGCCGCTTTCAACGCTGCTATTTCAGCCGCTGTTTCCTCGGCAAACACCTTTAAGTCGTCTAACGTTTTAATTGGTTCCATCTAAGAACTCCTCTATTGTTATTTTCTCATCATCTTCTTTGAACATGTGCTGTAGACTGGTTTCGTCTACGAGACTGGTTTCGTCCCTGTCCTGTAAGATGGTGTTTATATATGAATCTTTCTCTTCTGCATCAAGAATGTCCCCTACGTCAGATGCAACATTATCGATATCAATTTCTAACTCTTTCGCTTCGTCCGGCTCGGCATCCAACTGCACATTGGCATTAAGATTACTCGGAATGTTCACAACGCTGAATTCGTACAGCTCCTGCTTGCGGTGTATCAAGTCAGCTTTCTCTTTATCGTCCTGCTCTACTATTTCAATCTTCTTTGACCGAAAGCCTACACTGCCCTTAGTTAGAATTCCCTTCCTCGCCTTGCCGTCTATCAACGCGCCTAATGGATCGTCAAGGTCAAACTCGATTGTACCTATAAGCTGCTCGTCCTTTACCTTGACATTGCTCGCCTTGCCAATTGCTGGAGTCCATGAATCGTGGCCCCATAGTACAATAGGATTTGCCCGGTAGTTCTTAAGCTCCCATCCTGCCGGATCAATCCGCTCATTATCCCTATCAAGTGAATAGTCGGACATCACCCATTGAATCTTACCATCGCCGTCCGCTTTCACCTCGCTATCATTGAACAAAACAATATCCTCGGTAACATCGCCGTCGTCGGTTGTATGCTCCTTGAACCAATCAACCAGCTCAGTATCACCAAGTGTCTTCTTCTCGTATTCGCCATTACTCTTAATCAATACGTCCATCATTCAGGCTCCCCCGGTACTGGCAACGCCGTGCACCGACAATTTATAACCTCGCCCGCCGGACCGTCAGGGTCTCGCGGGAACTTTACATCACAACTAAATAGCTCATTCGTATAGTTGCCGTTATTATCAACGATCTCTACCGTCTCACCGTCTATCAAGTGACTCGGCCTAACATCGCCATCCTTCGAGCTATTCCATTCAAGATGCGTGTATCCCAAATCTATAAACGCGCTGAACTCAGCCTTTGACATTACCGTGCCGGTTTCGGTACGCGCTATCGTCGAGGCACGATTCTGCACCTTGCCAAACTGCTGACGTATCGCCTCGGCTGTGTCCTTCTCGCTCCAGCCGTTCTTGATAGCGTCCTTTATCAGTACATCCATCTGTGTCGCATTCGTCTTGATAATCTCTTGGGTAATGTTGCTCAATCGAGTATCAACGAAATTCAACGCATCAGTGTTGTAGATAGTCCAGTTAGGTTTGACCTCTGCGCCGATGTCTTTCAGCAAGCGCCTTATGTGTCGGTCGCTCGCATCAACAGCTTGTAGATACCATACCTTGCTAACCTTCTTTAGCTCCGCTGTTTCGTTAATCCAGTACTGCGAGTTGATAACCTCGGCTTCCAAATCATCGAGGTACGGCTCAGCCTTCACGCTCTTACCGGCAAGCACCGTCAGGAAGTGGCTACGCTCTTTGAAGAAAAACTCCTTTAGCTCTACGGTGTATCCTTTCTCGATGCGTTCCCATTCCCTAACTTGCGCCTTCCAATACATCTCCTTTTGAAATGGACTGTAGAAGGCTTTATCCTCTTTAGGAAATATCTCAGTTACGTCGCGCAAGTCAGGCTCTTTCGCCGGTGCAGGTTCAGGCTCGCTCGATGCGGGGACCATGTTGAAAGGTATCCACCACGTATCGCCCCATGCAACAGGATCACGGTCCTGCAACTCGCGCATCTCGTTTATCGTCATCGTGCCTTGCCCTATCTCTTTGAGCATCCGCTCAGTCTGCTCTGCCTCGTCCTCTTGCAGCTCCGGAATCTCATCGGTGTTGAACTTGCCAACCAATGGAATCTTGAACCGGCCAAAGAACTCTGTCTTGAGCTTATCCTCTATCAATTTTAGATCCGGCATCAATGTCAGGTTCCAGAATATCTTACGTTGATACTTTGTGTCGCTTCCACTCAAGGGGCTCTTTTCATCAGTGACACCCACCAACACACCAGGCACTCCAAGCCTTGCAAGAATCGTCTGACGGTTCCACTGCTTCATGCTCAGGTATTCCATATCACGAGGTGTCAAAGCGATAGACTTGTAATCTACGCCATCACCCAAAACACTGATACGGTGAGCCTTGCCAGCACCCTTGTGATTGCGCTCCCATGTCAACCGTACTTCCTTTGCCTGTTCCTTACTTAAAACTTGATCGGTAGTTAGAAGTCCATCGGGTACGCTGCCATTAGCAAGCATTGCAAGGTTAGAAGAATCCCCCTGGTTGTCCATGCTTATCTCATGGCCCATTGACTGCCATGCCGGTACGCCTCGATATGCGCTCCATTTATTCCAATACTTGAATTGAATCAGCTCACTCGGCATTATAGGAATGACATCCTCACCTCTTGCACCCGGTTTCTTGTACTTCCACATTGTAATATTGCCGCGCTTGTCGATAACCTCTTTCATGCACGCGCCGTCTACCAGGAAGATTTGCTGAGGCATTGTATTAGTCTCAGAATCCAACAGTAAGTCGAATACCCAAAACGCCTCGCCTCTGCACTTTAGCCAGCTTGCCGTCGCTTCCCATAACTGGAAGCCTGACATAAACGGATTGACATCATCGAACAACTTAAACACCGGGCCGCTCTCAACTACCGTATCACCGTTCAACAGCTCAAAGGGTACGCGTCCAATATTAGTAGCGATATAATTAACTGCGATATTTATCCATGCGTGAGAAGCAAGCGGATCGGCAACGCCGACACCTACTTTTCCGTCTTCCTCGTTGGCAATCTTCATCCAACGCGCCCATGAGTTTTGATCATACTTCCTTACAATGTCAGTAATCTGGCGCGTGTCGAGCTTTGAGAGTAATCTATCTAATCTCTTTTTAGGGTTAAACGATAATAAAGCCACCGTAATCTATCTCCATTACCATATACCGTAATGCGTCCATTGTGTGATCATGCACTTTCAACGGCTCTTCTTTCTTCACTTGCCCCTCTGTGGTGGACTTCCACACATACCTACCAAACTCACGAATAGTATTAACACAACGCGGATGAATCAATACCCCAGGCTTGCCATTCTTTCGCACTACTAACCGCTCGGCTACTCGTTGTATACCGCTCTCAACGTCCTTCTTTGCGGGATTCGTTGATACGCCTAAGTCAGCAAGCTCAAATCTATCCTGCCGGTCATGATCGGCAACGGTCCTTGTCCACTCACCTTCACGCTGGCTCATTGCCCTTGCATGATACTTGAGTAGTTTCTCAGCCTTATAATGCTCGTCATAAATGTGCAATATATTATCGTTGTCTACCGCGCCCCATAAGCATACGAAAGGATTGTTGAACCCGAAGTCTATCGATCGGTACTTCGACCATTCATCAGGTATGGTGATATCCTCATCTCTATGTATGTTGATATCAAAGCCCTCATATACAAGCCCTTCAGCAGCAACCCATAAGCCCTTGATCTTCCTATCGTACCACATACCCTCTGGTGTACTCTTCTTTAGATTCTCTACATACACCGGATCGAGATACGGATTATCGTCTATCGTGAAATGCCATGCCTGAATACGCAGTTGCCCATTGCTCAACCGTTCGCCTGAGTTGTCTATGTAATCAGTCTTGATATGATGTTCTGGGAAGTCCGGGTTAGTGTCCCATATGATATGAGCATCATCCCCGGAGGTTCTATTGAAAGCCTCTTGTATCGTGTTGATATGCTGCAGCGTGACTTCGTTGCCATACCATCCGTCGGCTGTCATGCCGGTCATTGTCTTAAATGCATCGGCCTTGTCAGCGCCGAAACAGTAGACAGTATTTCCATAAAGCGAAAAGCTGTTTTCTTGATTGCTGAGTTTAAGGCTTAATCCAAATTCGCCATTCATAGGCTCAATGATATTCCTCTTAATACTCCCCACTGTATGGCCGGTAACAATGTAATTTCGGCCTGCTCCTGTGTGGGTCCGCACTTCCTTATAAAACAGTGCATTGTTGATAAAGGTCTTACCCGACCTTACCGCCCCTTCAAGAATCAATATCTTCGGTTGTTCCTTCTCGTACTGAGTTAGGATCATCCTCTGTTTCTGGCTTAGCTTCATTCTTTATTTCTTTAAATAGCTCCAACCATTCAGCATCCTTCTCGTTAGTCATGTTGATGGTCTGTTTCGGCTTACCATCCCATCGATCGATCAAATCACGTCTATTAACGCCGTCTTCCTCTGCTTCTTTAAGGTATGCCATTATGATACGCTCTGCCATTTCCGGGTCGTCTTCAAGTTTCTTTTTAATCATGCCAAGCAATGACATGCTCCCCTTTGGCCTACCTGCAGGATTACCGCTTTGCCCTGGTTTAAATTGTGTGTCCTCAACCGGCATTACCTGTTTTTTGCCTGCTAATACAGGCCGCCTCCAAATAAAAAAGGCGCACCTTCCATTTAAGGAAAGTACACCTTTAGTTTTCTAATCGGTTACTTAGTTTACAACTTAGTACACTGCTACACGGTTGTCAAGTGCCTTTCTTTTTCTCAACAGGGACCGTATAGGTGTCCTTGATAGAGCCTACCGATTTGTCGAGCTTCTTTGCTTGTTTCTCAACGGGGGCCCGCATCTCTTTAATGATGTCGCCCATCTCGTCAAGTTTCGCTTCAAGTGCATTTATCTTGTCAATGAGCGCGCGGAATGTCTCCGGCACTATCTGTCCGAGTCCTGCATGTTGTACAGGTTCGCCAACCTTGATCCATTGTGGATAATCAGCCATATTATTCTCCTATTCGTTTGCTGCCTTGCATGATATTGACTCTTCCTTCTTCGCCCTAACTACGTGGTGGTCGTGGATTACAAAGGTCAAGCCTACCTCACCGTAAGCGGTAGCCTCAACCTTGCGCTTAAGCCAGGTGTAGAACTCAAGTAGTGAATCGTCGCCGGATGCTACTGGTAGATTTTTCATGGTACAAAGCTCCCCGTTCCAGCCTCACCATAATCGCCGTTCTCGTTCATCGCCTTTGCTTTCGCTTCAAGCTCGAAGCAGTGCGCCATAATCGCCTCGCGGTCAAGCTCTGCGCCACCGTCCGCGAACATATCCAACAGCCTCGGCATGTTGTGCCGGAAGTTGTCAACGTCAACCAGCTTCCAACCCTTATCCATCGGTAGCCAGTAGACCTGTTGAGTAGACAGCCACGGTTCAAGCCAGTCCCGAATCTCCTGCTTGCTTTTCATATCCGCTTTCAAGCACTCGCCTTGTGTCGCTATCACTTCTTTAATATCGGCCCTTGGCATAAGCCCCGTCAAGGTGCCATCTGAGCAATCTATACAGTTCGCACCGTCAAGCCATTGCACCACCATCGTACACTTACGGTAATACATCTGCACGAATTGCGTCAACCGTCCTGAGTTTGTCTTGATGGTAATGTTACCTGAGTTTATCTCGCTCGGTAGTCCAGGCTTCGACTCTATCCATTCGCCACGTTGCCACCATTTGCGCTTATCGAAATCCCACCGGGTAAACCGTGCTTTCTGATCATTCCATGAATAATCTGCACCGACTAAAATCAGCGGGTCATATCCCATCCTACGTGCAAGCGCCATCTGCGCTGGGATACTTGCGGCAAACGGATAATGCTCAGTTGTTATTTCGGGATACGCCACCGGGAGAGCAGTATTATAAAGCTCGGTGTTCGGGTCCATTATCCGGTAGTACAGCTTCTGGCCTTTCCATAGCTCGTGGACCGACGGGTGGATCCCCGGATGAGAAATAAGCGCGGTTTTCTTCCAGTGCCACGGCGCGTTAAACTCGTCCGGCATGACAAGGCAGTCAAAACAAACGATATGCGTCGGGTCGGCTCCAAAGTACAAACAACTTGTAGCCTGTGAAGTCGAGACTACAAGCCCGCCTTTCCAGTCTTTCAGCATCGGTAACACCGGATCGAGCGACGGCCCGCTACCGAGAATTATTGCCGGTCCGCGTGCTTTCTCAGGCATGATGTTGCCGTCTTTATCCCATGCGTCCGGTACGCTTTCGGCCGGTGGGTAAAGCCCCATTGTCTTATAAGCGAGGATCCGCTTTGCGTCCAGGTACACACGCTTGAAAAAGTTCTTAGGCTTGTACCAGTTGAGCCGGTTGTAATCGGTCCATATGGTTTTATGGTTGTAATAACTATGCCGTGTCTCGTGCGGGATAACCTTGTCCATTGTCTGCTCGTGAAACGCCGCTTTGTTTGCGTGAATATCCTTCTCAGCTACCGGCTTGAATCCGCTCGCTTCGTAGGCGTCTTTCAGCTCCTGCGAGAATACACGGTCTTTCTGTAGCCATGCATGATTGTCAATCTTACGTGTCTCTGGTGTGTCAATCTTCTTCATTCTTCCTCCATCGCGTACTTCTTATAGACTTCTGCGCCCTGCCCTTTGAGTATATTCGTTTCCATCAAAAACTCGCATAGCTTGAAATCTGTCGGCGTGTCGGCTTCATACGTCTGCCAAAACTCACACGGGTAAATCGTGAGAGGACTTCGACGATTAAAAATCTTTCGCCGTAACTTATTAGCAAAACCCCGATGCGCCTCCCTATTGCCCGTGTCGGTTTCACCGGACGTTTTCTTCATAAACTTGTATTGCTTTTCATACCATGCTGTTGAACAAACAGAAGTGCTATTCGTTCCCATCGTATAGTTGCGCCAGAAATCCGAAAGATACGGCCTGACTAATTCCTTGCCGCATTTTTTGTATATCACAAGCTCGTCTATTTCACCAAACATCAAAGCCTGATTTGCTTTCGTCCGGTGGAATGTCCTGATTACATTGTCAATGTCTCCCGGCTTTCTCAGCGGTGAGGTACAAAACATATTGACAAACTCTTCGCCTATATTATCCCCGCGCTGTAGGAATTGCATCGCCCTCAATATTGGCTTACCGCCGTTTGTCTCATGCGTGTCCTTGTAGTCGCGCCATATAATCTTTGCGCCGTATGACTCTGCAATCGCGGCAACCTCTCGGCTTTCAGTCGAGACGTAAACATCCGTGATAAGTTTGGAACATCGTGCTTGAATAATGCTCCACGCGAGCAACGGCTTGCCGCAAAAGTCTTTGATGTTCTTCTGCGGTACTCGTCTGCTGAACCCTTTAGCCGGGATTATGCATACCATGATTTTTCCCCTTGATGTTTGAATATATGCGATACTGCCCTACACCCTGACCCTTCAAGATAAAATGCTCCATCAATATTTGACTGATAGTGAAATCATCAGGCGTGTCAACTTCCCACGTTTGCCACATCGGGACGGGATAATAACTTTGCCTTGTTCCCATCTTTTCAAAGTATGGATGAATAATGCCTTCGTTGCACGATTCAAATACCGCCGTCTCGCCGTCGCCAAATGCCTCTATATGGTATTCGTGATTCTTTCGGGAAAGCCCTGCCGATATTATCACCGTTGTGCAGCCATCTCTCAGATACTCATTGCCATTTACACATAACACTGGTATGTAGTCGGTTTCGTTTAATTTTTTGCATACAAATAAATCGTGTGGGTCGCCGAGCGCCCACATCACTTCAAGCCCATGCTCAAAAAACCGATCTATCATTGCGTCAATCATCGGCGGCGGTCGAAGTGGTGAAGTACACATCAGGGAGAGAAATACTTCATCGTCAGGTAATCCCAACTCATTGAGCGCATGGTAAAGAGGCACGCCCCCGCCGTCGTCCGGCTTCTGCTCGTACTCGCGCCATATCACATCACCACCGCAACCAATCGTAATGTTCGCTATATCCTCATCGTCGGTTGAAACGTAGACGCTATCAACACCGCGCGAGCTTAACGCCTGAATGATAGACCACGCGATAAGAGGCTGCCCGCAAAAGTACTTCTTGTTTTTTTGTGGTACGCGACGGCTCCAGCCCTTCGCTGGTATGATGCACTTCATCCTTTAACTCCCTGCAAGCTCAAGCCTCGCGTGAAATACTTACTCGTGAATAGAAATATTACAAACATCACCATGAACAATATCGTACCCGCTGCCAAACTTAATCCAATCGGCTCAATATTGACGATAGTTTGTCTTGTCCGCTGTATCAAACCAACCGGCAACGTCTGGTCTCCAACCTTGAAGAATAGCAGGAGCTGCCACAAGTAATCGCCAAACGCTCCGAGGCCAGAAAACAAAGCTAACACTCCGACAAGCGGACCGCATAAAGGAAGTATCAATGTGAATATTTTCCGCAGTTCTCCAACACCCTCCAACGTCGCATAATCCAAGAGCGATCGCGGTATCGTATCCACGAAGTTCTTTGTCAAGAAAATCAACAGTGGTGAAAACGCCAGCGGTAACACTGCCGCAAGCCGAGAAGGTAGGTGTAATTTCCTGATAACCACAAACATAGGAATGATTAAAATATAACGGTGAACCATCATCGTTGACATGAATAGCCAAAATAGCCCCTTGCGCCCCTTGAACTTGTAGACGCTGAAAGCATAGCCCGCTGGCAATGTTAGTGCAACTGTCAACGCAATAGCAAGCCCTATCAAAATCGCTGAGTTTACAATCCAGTTAAAAAAGTACGTGTCCGGTATATTCCGCTGCCCGAAAATCAACGTCTCGTAGTTTGTCGTTATCAAGTTTTTAGGTATCAACCTCGGCGGCATGTGCATTATCCCTGCGGTGTTCAGGAAGGAACCTTGTATCATCCAGTACAGCGGGAATATGAGGATAAGAATTATAATGGCAAGTAGGAAGTACTTAACTATTGTCATCCCATGTGTCCCACAAGCGCCACGCCTCTTTCTCGTCCCCTCCGTCTGGTCCCCTTATTCCACATCGATCACATTTGATAAATTCCGCCTGATAATCTTCGCACATCCATTCCAAAAGAATCGGCGTCCCACCACATCTCCAACAATTATGATGCCCGGCATCTGAAACGCTGTTTCTTTCGTGCCCTTCCATCCATGTGAAAACAACCTTCTGCTTCACAACGTCAATAAATATTTCATAGCTGGCAACCTTGGCCGTCTTCCAGTTTTTCAGATTTTCAATAGCCCAAGCACGAAAAATACGCTCATAGTCTGTTGAGAATGTTTTCTGTTCGTATTCTAAAATTGCCATTTCTGTAACCTCTTTTGCGCTACCGCCAATACTAAAATAATAGCCAACAGCACCATGCTCTCAGCCGCCGCAAGCCCGGGCTTACCGTACAGAAATCCATCGTGATAAATCCTGTACATCATCGTTGCCGCGTAGTCCCTCGGCGCGAGCATGTAGATCCACTCAAAAATCTGCAACGTGGAAATAGTACACATCAAGCTCATCAACGCTATCGTCGGTGAAATCATCGGCAGTTGAATGAATCGTTTTATCTGCCAACGGCTCGCCCCGTCTATCTTCGCGCTCTCAATAATCTGTGTGTCTATCCCTCCAAGCGCAGCAAGGAATAGTATAATCGTCCCGCCTCCTACCGATAGAACGTGTATAAACGATATCGGGAATACTGACGTTACCGTGGAACTCCACCACTGCACCGGCTCGATACCTCCCAGTCCTAACAGCCAGTTTATCAAGCCAGCACGCGGGTGAAATATCCACTTCCAGCTATTCGCTATTATTATTCCTGATACAAACGTCGGTAAGAATACGAAAAACCTTGCAACATGCTGAACCTTCTTATTCAAGTCATTGATAAGAAACGCCATGAAAAGTACAAAGCACATATACGCCGGAACAATAGTTATCATGTAAAGGAGCGTGTTCTTAAATGTCTGTACTATGCTGGGGTCCGTGAATATCTGTTGATAGTTTTTGAAATATACATAGGTTTCTGTAATGTAGTTTGTCTTGATGAAAGAGAGCCGTACCGCTATCCCTAACGGCACGGCCCGCGTAAGCATCCATACTGCGAGCACGGGAAGTAAAAGCAAGTATGGAAGTGCTTTCTTCATTATCTATTGCGCGTCGGCTATAATCTTATCAACCGTGTCGGCGTACAACTTCGCGGCCTGCTCCGGTGTGATATTCCCGGCGTACAACTCTCTCAAAACATCAGGCATAACCGCACGGCTTTCATAGTACCAGCTATTCGCATAGCCAACATCCATAAAGCCAAACTTAGCAGCTATCCTTCCAACCACCTGTTCATCGGCACTTGGATTCAACCCTACAACATCGGTACGCGTTGGAAAGCCTTCGTTTGATGTTACCTGCTCGGTCTGAAACGCCTTGCCTGTAAGCAGAAGTATAAGTTCTTGAATCGCTTCGGCCTTGTCTACGTCATCTGTCTTGTGTCCGACTGCCAAACTACCACCGCCAGTTGTAGGCGCGCCAGCAATGCTCGGATCATGCGGAAATGGTACGTATTCAGTATCAAATGCTTCATCAAGTTTTCCCGCTTCAATCGCGCCGGGAACGTAAAACCTCTCCCAGCTCGGCCGTATCGGTGCAAGAGCAATCTTACCGCTCGACCATTGAGCTACGTAATCATCATCGCTCATTGCTGCAGCGTTCGGATCTACAAAACCTTCGTCCACCAGCATCTTGAGAAAAGTGAAAGCCTTAACGGCCTGCGGTGAATTTGCAGTACTCTTCGTGTAATCCCCATTCTTGAACAGGTCCACACCGAAAGCTCCAAACCAGTTAACGTGCAGATAATCTCCGCTCGGATTAGCGGCGAATAAACCGCTTGCAAAATAACCATCAACCGCTTGAGACTTGATAACTTTACACGCTTCAACGAAATCATCAATCGTCCAATCGTCATTTGGCACCCAGCCTTTTGTCATACTCGTATTGATACACATCGCCTGACCTGGAAAGGCAAATGGCAAAGCGTACAACACGCCGTCTCTGCGACACCAATCAAGAGCACCCTCATTATAAAGGCTCTCATCAATATCAAGCGCCAGGGCATACGCCGGGTCAAGATACTTGCCTGACCTACCTATAAAGTCGATGTAAATATCAGGTGGTGTTCCGGCTGCAAGCAGTGCGTCCATCGTGATGGACTCGCCAGTCCCAAAGTCAACGTCAATGTGTGAAATAGTGTAGTTGTAGCGTGATTGAAATAAAGCAATAGGAGCCTCAAAACATGGCGAGCGCCCACCGGCTATTGTTATTTCGTTGGATTCGTTTCCACCACCGGCGAATGCCATTAGTGGAAGCAGTAAGATAAGAAAAAATAGTATGGTTCGCTTCATCAGCGTCACCTCCGTAAAGTTTTTCCCTTCCCTTGTCCCTTCTCTAATAATGTAAGTGCATTATATTACTTTCGTGCGGTGTTCGTCAATGTCATGCTCCTTTCCTCCCTTCGCTTAAGAATTTCTCAACCTCCTTCATACCTTCGCGGTAGTCAGGGTCTGCTATTTCCTTTTCCTTGAGCCTCCTAAGTTCATCTATTCTCTCCTGCCCAGTTATGCGTACTGCCGCCGCTTGTTTTGACAGCCAGAGAGTCCGTCTCAATTTCCATGAATCTATACCCAAACAAACCGGCACACCAATAAAAATGATTACTAAAATACCTCCAAATATAATACCAATTATTGCCTGTGCACTCATGCTCCTTTCCTCCCCTTGAAACCTTCCCATGCTTTATTGACAGCCTCCTCATATTCTGAATACTCTTTTTCGGTTTTATCCCTGTCCCATACAATCCATATTCCCAAAAGCAAACCCACAACAAATAATATTACTACACCTATCATGCTCCTTCCCTCCACTTAATCAAATATTGTCATTAGACTCTTGCCGGTACAAATCCAATACGGTAAGCCAACAACAAGTTGAACCGCAAGAAATAACGGGATACAAGCCGCTAAAAACATATTGCTATTGACTATAACCATGGGAAGCGAGAATAGAAAAACCTTCCAGTCCTGCTGAACGGCAACTCCAAAAAACCCAGGGACCTCATACCACCAGTGAAGGGAAATGTACTTCGTCATAAAAAAGTTGATAGCAACACCGAAGCCGACAAGTAAAACAATTCCAATCCGATGCAATGCGTCATTATCTATCATTTTACAAACTACATCACGCACCCGATGTAGTTTTTCATGTAGTTTTTCTTTCTGCGGTTCAGGAATCTCGCCCAATGCCTGCGCGTAATCTATCTGCCACAAATCATCTTCCCAGTCGCTTTTATCCTTCATGCTCCTTTCCTCCTCTCGTCGATATAGTGAATCTTGATATCTCTCAGCCGTCCGTTCTTGTCCAGTATATCCTTTGCATAGTGCCGCCGATCAGCTCCAACCGCGTCGCGCTCGTATGATTCGATACACCGTCGCTGCCCCTTCACCGTCTTCTCAAGCCGGGAAATATAGTTGAGCAAGTCAAGCGGTTGTGAGAAAGCCAAACAAACAAATGTCATTACCAGGCACGTTCCAACGGCAACCCACAACAGCCTAACGTCAAACGTGCTTGAGTGTTGCAGTCCTGCCTGGTACATCTCAGCCATCTGATACGTGAACACTGCGCCGAGAAAGAAGAATACAAGCGCACCGAAAAACCAGTAGATGCTATAGCGGTTTTTCATACAGCCTCCTTCACGACATGCACCGGTACAAGTATGCCGTTCTTCACAGCCGACGCGGTGATGCGCTCTATCTCTGTGTCTACGTTCTTCATCCTGCCCTTGACAATATCAGTGCGCGCTGAATGATAGTGTGCGCTTGCGCTCCAATTAAAAAATGCATCGACAAACTTCTCAAGCTGCTCAATACCGTAGAAATATCCACTGGTATACTTCTCACCATGCCGCAGCCCGTTGCGCTTCATCTTTTCAAGCCGGTCCCAAATCTCAGTGTATGCATCAGTCCCACCAAAATGGTAGGACTCGTTAGCGAGTGCCTTAATCTCGCCTTTGTAGTTGCTCTCGTATTCGTACATCATAAGCCCTCCGTAAAAAGTCCAGGTTGCTCAACGTCAGTCTCAAGTGTATGAATGTTTTTAACCGCTTGGTTGTAATAACTTTCTTTCAGTTCAACCCCGACACCACGCCGACCAAGTTTTACCGCTCCATAAACTTCTGATCCAACTCCCATAAATGGCGTAAATACATTGTCACCTGGATTAGTCCACAACGTCAGACATCTGTCGATTACATCAAGTTGCAATGGGTGGATGTGTTTTTCGTCCTCTGGATCTCGAGCCTTCTTATATTCAAGCACATTTGAAAGCCTGATATCATCCCAAAACGAAGAAGCGTATTGTTGCCATATCCAATGACTTAATTTATTAACCCGTGGGTCTGCTGATCCATCACCGTATCTCGTGACAAGTCCATCAGGGATATGTCGCGCCCCTGCATATTCAAGCAATCCCTTCGGGTGTTGGATAGGTTCCTTATTCTCTCCTGCCTTTCTCATAACCAATAGATAGTCAGCACCGGCATTATTGCACCGTGCCGAGTCTTTCACTATTTGCCTGTGCGTCAATCCGAGCGCCCGCGTCCTGATTGCAACCGTCAACGGCTCTTTCCAAACAGCATACCTCGCATGTAATCGCATACCGTACTTTTCATGTAGCCGGATAATATCGCCTGGCAAGTCTCGCAAATACTCACCACTTTTGACATCCTGACAATGCACCGCTGTACTTCGCCCGGACTTAGTAATCCGTGCAATCTCTTTTACAATCCATTCGTAGTGTTCAAAAAACTGCTCGTAGTCAGCGCAATTGCTCATGTCTTTATCGTCGCTACTGTAAGTGTAAAGCCCCCCAAATGGTGGAGAGTAAACACTAAAGTCCATGCATGCATCACGTAAAGTCTCTGCAACTTCTACGCAATCGCCATTGTAAATTGCATACTGGTTTGTAATCTTTTGATCTCTTATAGCCACGATGGAACCTCCGCTTTAAGTCCGTAGTTTGTACGTTTATCAATCCTCACAGCATCAGACATATAAGCAACTAACATTTCAAACATCTTATCGGCCGCTTCTGCTTTCCGTTGTAAGTTATGCATAACTCCAAGCTCGCCCTCAGTTGTAATCAAATCAACATACACCTCGCGTTCCTGTCCGAATCTCCAACACCGTCTAACCCCTTGATAGTATTGCTCAAACGAATGAGAAGGGAAAAACGTCATATGATTACAATGTTGCCAATTCAATCCCCATGCACCGATCTTCGGTTTCGTTATCAATACCGGCAATTCCCCGGAACTAAAAGCGGCAAACAATTCCTCTTTCTCGTCATCGGATTGACTGCCGCAAATCTGCTTACCTTGTTGAATCATCTTCTCTAATAGATCGCCCTCAACATTCAGATGACACCACACAACAGACCTTTCATAATTGGCTATCTTTTTACAAACCTCTTCACACCGTTCGTTTATTGTCTGCTTCCGTTCTTCTCGCTGTTCGTCAAGTTGCACCGCTGGCAATCTAAATAATTCTCCTTCCCTGAGATACGAAGAACGTACAACCGTTTCCGATGTGTGTAATTCTTTCAAGATAAATCCATCGTCCTTGTATCCAATGTCTGACGGCATTCTAATCGCTCGCGCCCATGAACAAACCCATTGCCAAAACCTTTGCTCGGCGTGTCTCTTGAATCGCCAACGTGCGCCCCACCATATTGGATGATTGCTGTTCTCGTCATTAACAAAGAAAGTCGAGAGCATATCCATACGCCCCATTTCTGCGAGGACCTCAGCCGATGTGCCAAGCTCGATATAATCATTCGGCGCTGCCGTTGCCGTACATAGCAATCGGTAAGGTGTCTTTTTCATAAACTCTTTTACGATACCTTGTCGCTTACCGTCGAAATTCTTAATCGCGCTCGACTCGTCCAGAACAACACAACAGAAATCATCAGGATTGAAATGGTGTAACCGCTCGTAATTCGTTACGGTAATACAATCGTAAGCCGTGCCATCCTTTGACCTCTTAACCTCCATGCCAAACTTTTCGCCTTCTCTCACGGTCTGTTGACCAACAGCCAGTGGCGTTACAACTAACGCTGATTTGTTTTCTTTCTCAATGCAATTTTGAGCAAACGCTAACTGAATCAAAGTCTTTCCTAACCCGCAGTCTGCAAATATAGCAGCACGGCCCTTGACCGTCGCCCACTCGATTAAATGCTTCTGAAAATCGTATGCCTTATCTGGAATGAAATGAGGCTTGAATCCATGGTTAAGTCCGCTGTGTGACTTTGATGTAATGAAATCTTCATACGTCATCTTTCCTCCTTGCACTCGACAACTGAAATTACAACATTCTCGTACTCGGTTTCCTTAAGCAGTGACAGAATGAATGTTGCCAAGTTTACCGCCTCTTCATCTGGCTTCTCAACCGGAAAGGTTATCTCTACTTTTCTCATCTTTCCTCCTTGCACCTACACTTTTTCCCACCAGCCATCTACCACGGACCTATCGCACAACCATTCTGATATTGCAAAATATTCCCATCGCTTCCGATGTTTTGCCCATATCCTATATATAACTTGCTTATCAACAAAACCGCGAATATGAAGTTTTTGCTTTTGATATTTATAGCTATCACCTATTTTAAACCCCATTACCGTTCCTCCTTGCACTTACGCCGTTAATGCTAAAACTGCACCAATCATACAAATCAAATATCCACCCAAAAACGCCACGACCCATTCCGTCCTTCTACCCTTAATCCCGAATAGTATACAGGTGCCTCCATACGCTTGGGCAATAATAAGTAAAATCCATCCTGCTACTTGTGAACTCATTACCGTTCCTCCTTGCACTCGGCATTAACAAATTCCCAATCAGTTATAAAAACCGTTAGTGATTCAATAATGTTATTAAGTGTATGAACCTTACTCTTCACAAGGGCGCTATTATTGTAGTCCCTCCAGTATTGTCGAAGGTTATCAAGTTCTTTTATTAAGTCACCGACATCTATCTGGACTCTTCCGTCTACCATCACCATACGAATATCGTTAATATACATTACCGTTCCTCCTTGCACTATTC